ATTTTTCAAATACATACGTTCTGCATTTTCAATTGTTATTTCCTCGGTAATAATATCAAAACTATTCAATGATAAAGTAGAACTATCGTCCGTAAAGAAATTCTGTGGAAAAAATTCAATATCAAATTGTATTTTTTGTTTGTGTATAGCACACGTTGGAAAATAGGGTCGATTAGGTTTATTAGTTTCGTATTCATCGTTTTCGTATTTTCTCGAAAAAAATAACGGTATTGGAATAAAAAGTTTTGATTTTGATTGTGATAACGTCTTATTTACTACAGACGTACCTTGTGCTAAATTCCTGTTTATAGAGTATCTTAAAGTTCTCTTTTCCGATTCGTCTAAATAAAGTTCATCATGGATTATACCCCAATCTGCGTGAAATTTTTCAATGATGAGTTCATCTACACGCATAGTTACCGACTTTATAACGTGACGACCAACTTGGTCGGAATAATTAAAATTAGCATTGGAAACTCCTGGTATCTCAAATGAAATGTACATATTTGATAATAGATCACCCATATTTTTCGGGTTAAGCGTTACACTAACATTTTCATTAAATGGCCAATTTGATGAAGCATTAGATGGTTTATTAACAACAGTACTTTTATGAAATTTTGTAAAATTAGAATGTCGTCTTTTACTTGTATTTGTAAAAAAAGATTTATTCTGATCATTTTCTATCAAATACGTATCCTGTTTACCAATTGCATTTAGTGATATTATAGACCCTGTATTTGGACCACTTGTATCACACATACTACTTAATATATATAATTTTTTAAATGGGGTTATACACGACCATTTGTCTATTTTTGAAATTTTTGGAAACGTATCTATGTAAAGATTGATACCAAAATAAAATATCTTCTTTTTTTAAAGAGAAAGGGTGAACGCTTAGATTTTTAGTTTTACCTATTTCCCTTGATAGTAATTGTTTTATACTTGGTTTTTTAACATGTGTAAAACAGGAAAAACATAATCGTTTTAATTTTAAACCATAAAACTTATAGAACATTTCATTATTGTATAACCAGATTGGGTTAATACGTCTATATTTCCTAATAAGTTCACGAACTTCGTAATTATTCGATTTAATATAAGGATTTAAAGGTGCGTTGCAATTAAAACAAAATCCTTTACAATTAATATACATAAAAGAAAAACAAATTATTCTTTTATGTACTATAATGAAATTAGACAACCTGATGGAACTCCTATTATAGGTATAAATTATGAAGAAGAAAGACCACCTGTGGTAAATGTTTTACCTAGTAATGAAACTCAACAAGTTCAACAACAAGAACCTGAGTATGAATTGTTTAATTCGGTCATGATAGCTTGGTTAAATGTATTTTTAGTTGCATTAAGTATACATTATACAATTTTGTATGATAATCTCTTAACTATAATTAATTGTTTGGCGTGTGTATTACCGCTATATAGTATAGAAAATAACAGTATACATGGTATTTTCTTATATACTATTTATGTTATGATTGCAATGTTAGTAACAACATTTTTAGGGTTTTATGAATATATTTGGTATTATGTTATATGTAATGGTATAATTACATGTATTTTTATAACCTCAGTGGTGAAATATATAAAATATATTAGGAATAGACGCCAAATAAGAAACCAAAATGAACATGTTGTATGAACAAAAAGATTTAGATATTGCTAAAGGTTTATATAAAAACCAGCAAGAAAAGTGTGAACGTTTTGCGAGAAGTATTCATAAACTCAGAGAGTCTCGCAAAAAGTACGATGATAAAAGAGAAAAGAGTAAAATAAAGTTTATAGAAGTAGTCCCCGAACATATAAACCATGATAATAGAACAAAAACTATTATGTGTTCAGCTATAACAATGAGTGGAAAAAGATGTACATTTAAAGCGTCTTGTGGAAAATATTGTAAAAAGCATACAAAAAAATTAAATATATTGTAATAGTAAATGTTAGATCAGGAAACGCTCAGACCTGTTATAATAGGAATGGCTCTTTACCTTGCCATTTCTCAAATCGTTCCAGAAATTTTAAAAAAACCAACTAATATTAAATTTATAGATGATATTGTTGCCATGCTTATAGCCCAAAGGGGGTCACTCACTTCCGGAGCTATTCTGACTGGTATCATTATTCTTATTACCAATTACATTAACGACGAATTCTTGTAATACATTTTCTTTACAAGTTAACGCGCGAGTTTTCGGGTGATCCATATATCTTAACTTCTTGTTATATGCATCTTCCATAAATTTCATGAGTTGGTTTACGTCAGGTTTACCCCATTCCATACCAGCTTTATATAAAAAATCGTCTCTTGGTAACTTTTGGATTCCACACTTTATCACATAAGGTGTTTCTATATATTCCGTTGCACCTCCGTACTCTGTTATGATCACTGGTTTATTTCTAATTGCTGCTTCTACAGCGCCCATACCCACACCTTCAGACGATGAAAAACTTACGTAACAATCGGATTTATTGTGTATATCTTCCATATATTCATCTGACAAAAGATCATTAATTATTGTAACATTTGGTATATTTATATTAACTGGCTGTATACAGGTTGCTTTAACAATTAACCGTGCATCAGGTTTATTTAACCGAATGAAACATTCTAATATTTTATTAAAATTCTTTCGTGGATCGTATACGTTACCTATATGATAAAATGTATAAGGTCTTTTATCAGGTATATGTGCATGTAGTACAACAAAGTGTTTATCAGGGAACTGTCGTTTAAATATGTTTTTACAATATTCACTTGGTACGAGAATTTTATCGAATAAATCGAAAAGTTTACCGTAATCTTCATGAACTGTTTCGGTTTCACAGACGGTCATACATGTCACATTTTTTATTTTCCTTTTGATTTCGGGTATTCTATCTAACCAATATTGTACAGGAAGCGCGAATATAAAAGCACTATCAGATTCTGGTATTTCTTGGTTTATTTCAATATATTTAGTGTACCCAACTTCAGGAAAAAGATTCATATATTTTTTACAATGTTGTCCAATCCCGCTCAGGAGAGTTGGGCCGATGAATAACATTTACTATAAAGATAATATTTCTTTTATATATATTACGCAATGGATTTCATTAGAAGACAAATTGATTCTGAATCTCAAAGACCAAAGGTTCGACCAGAAGCTGTTTATGGTATACTTAGACAACTCGCTGATCTCATCGAACCACCGACCGTTGTAGCAGCACCAACTCCGGTACCAACTCCAGCACCAACTCCAGCACCAACTCCAGCACCAACTCCAGCACCAACTCCAGCACCAACTCCAGACGCTAAACCATCTGCTAAACCAGCTGCTAAGAAAGTTGTTTCACCAACAAAAAAGGCTCCAGTCAAAAAAACACCAGCTAAAAAGGCTTAATAAAGTTAAAACCTTTGTGGCATAGGCATTTGTACTTGTACGGGTGTGGGTACATTTTTACGTTTTAACATATAAAACCCACCTCCTAATAATAGAATAACTGTAAAAAGGTAATAAAGTGGATATTTTTTCTTTTTTTCCTTTTCCATTTTATCGATATCCTCCTTATCTGGAAGTTTTTTAACGTTTACGTTAAGTTCATCTATCTTCCCGATAAGTTTGTGTAAAGCCTCGAGAATTTGAACTTCTTTGTTTATAGGTTTTTCCTTTACGTCTATTGTTGTAATTTCTAATGTCATGAACCATTCTGAATCAGGTTGTAGTTTTACATAATCACCGTCACCTTGTTGTTCATACATTTCAAAATTGAGTTTTTGTATTGATATAGGGTTAAACAAAGACGTTGGTCTATTAAACGATTTCCATTGTTTATCATGTAATTTTAAATTACTCGAACCGTCAAATGCTCTTTCTAAAGGTATACGTGCAAATATTTGACCTTTTCGTTCATTTAGAATTTGTGCTACTTTTGGTATGTCTTCGCATATAATATCTATGTATTTTGCACCATTCGATGTACCAGTTCCAGATGTACCTACCTGTGTAATATAAAAATCAACAACTTTTAACCCACATACTTTACTTATATCGGATACGTGTGTATTAGATGAAAGGTTGAGATTAAAAGAAAACGTGTTATTTGTACCCGTAACAAAATTCGAATCTATTGTTATGTATTGAACTTTTTTAGGTAATTCCTGGAGTGAAACCATATTATAATTACAATATAAAAAAATAAACGTAAATAATAGCATGTTTGCATTTTATTCGAGTGTATCTCGTTTATTATCATGGAATAGGACAGACATGGTAACATCTAAAAATACGTGCACGTCTATAGATCCTATATCTACAGAAATAAAAAATCATTTAGATACGATGTTATCACCAGATTCTTCTAGGGATGTGTTTATTGCGAAAAATGATGCCGATGAAACTGTTATTTTAGAATATTCTAAATACGACAAAACATTTGATCATTATCGACCTAAGTTTTTTAAATATAAATAAAGAATTATAATAAATAAAAAATATATGAAATGGACTACATGCACTTACACACAGACGATTACAAACTCGCTTTCTGTCAAGCGACAAACGAACTCTGTGAGGATGTTCAAAGGATTATATGGAAAAAATCTCAAAAATACGAATACGAAAATCTCGTATGCCCAGGAGCCCCGCGAAAATCGGGTCGAAATCCACGATTCGCAGAGGAAAGACTCCAAACGTTGGTCGGAAAATGGAGAGAAAAGTGGGGAGAACCCGATAGTTTCTAAACGTAAACCAAGTACTGCTGTTATAACTATAATGAAAGGTGGTAAAACAGCTTATATATTGGTAGATGATTTAGAGATTGAAGAGTTACAAACGCGTATTAAAATAGCTACAAATGGTTCAATGCGAGAGAAATTTGGGTCGTATATTTTTTTTTAAACGCTAATAAAGAACGTGAATTTAAGAACAAGTATTTTCAGGATCCAAATTATTTAATCAAGGGTATAGATACATTTTAAAAATAGTAAGTAAATACTAAAAATTGAACTAATTGTTGTTGAAATAGCTATATGTAATATATTATTATACCACGCGTAAATTGAATACATTACTAAACCAGATATGTTTATTATTATAAAAGTTGTACTAACATCTTCAACTCTTTTAGTAATACGAATTTTATAAATTTGTGGTATTATATTTACAGTTAAAAATGTACACCCCGTCCATCCTAAAACATCAGTAATATGCATATGTTATTTTAAGAATATATTTTTTTTAAACACTAATAAAGAAATAAATAATAATAATGTTAAATAAAATGGAAAGTGTAATAACAAATGCTCGTACTTTGGTATGCTTAGCACCTAAAAATCGCCGTAAAGTTGTGAAATGTATTAATAAATCATTGGAAGATGCCGAAAGAAGAGGAGGAGAAGCGAGCAAAAAAGAAATACACGATTCTCAGAAGAAAGAATCAAAACGTTTACCAGAAAATAGAGGTGATCAATTGTATAATCGTATGAAAACACTGGCTTATGAAGAGTTTTGTCATAAAGATTTTAACCGCGAAGAGTATGATTCGTATTCATTGGTTTTATACAGAACAATGTTAAACGAATTGTCATACGAAAGACGTCATTTGAAATATACAACCCTTTTCGGTGATAAATGGAGACATTTAACAATAAATAAAGATCCGTTTATATACGATAAAAAAATAAACGATATCCAGGATCGTATAAATGAATCGATAATGAGATCCGAAGAATTTCTTGAAAAAGAAAGAAAATTTAAAAAAAAATATTTCAGTGACGAACATATCGACCTTGATATATTATAATA